CGTTGGTTCGAGGGCGAAGACGACGCAGCCGAAGATGCGTTGTTCTGCCTTTGGTGGCTGGACTTGGCGTCAGTCGCGCTGCTGGCTTTTGGCGTTCTGATCTCGTCGCCGTGTGATGCGGCGACTGCTGGCCAGCGTATTCCCGTGCGTGCCGACGGCTTTGCCAAGTTGCTGGAGCGCGAGGCGGTTGGTCGATTCGGTCTCGATGCGCCGGTGGCACTGCTGGCTGCACAACTGCACCAGGAGTCTCACTGGCGCGCTGACGCGCAATCACCATTCGCGCAGGGGCTGGCGCAGTTCACGCCGGCAACGGCTGCGTGGATTCCGGGCGTGTGCGCTGATCTTGGTGCGCCGAACGTATGGGATGCGCGCTGGTCGATTCGCGCCCAGGCCTGCTACATGCGGCACCTGCACCGCCAGCTGGCCGACACGGCCACGCCCTGTGATCGCTGGGCGATGACGCTGAGTGCCTACAACGGTGGCTTGGGATGGCTCAACCGCGATCGAAAGTGGGCGTCGGCTAAGGGAGCCGATCGTGCCCGGTGGTTCGATCACGTGGAACTTCATTCCAAGCGCGCGGCATGGGCGTACCGGGAGAACCGGGACTACCCGCGCCGCATTTTGCTGAGCCTTGAACCCCTCTACATCGCGGCCGGATGGCCGGGGAGTGCGACGTGTACGGGCACGTGAATCAGTATCTCGATACTCAGGCGCTGCGACTGCGCGCGGAACGCGCGGAGCGCCTGGCAAAAATGTGGCGCCTCACGGGTTTGGCGTTTGGGTTGGCGCTGGTGTGCCTGTTGGCCGTCGTGGTGTGGCAGGAGCGGCAGCTTGCGGAGACCACTGCGTCCCTTGCTGACCAGCGTGAGCTGAACTTTGAACTGGGGCGGACGAACGAAGTCCTGGAAGAGGACCTCCAAGATCTGCACAAGCAGCTGACCGCCCTTGAAGCCTTCTGGACGGCGACACTTGAGGCCGATGGCGACGCACAGAAGCTTTTCGAAGAACAGGAGCGCGAGGTTTACGTCGCGCTCCAGCGTGCCGTCGACGCGGAGGAAGCGGCCGAAGCGGAGAAAAGGAGCTTCGCAGTCTGCAAATCGGCCAATGCGGGCCTTGTCGATGCGCTCCAGGAGTTCGATCAGCTGGTCAAAGACCAGAAGGCGCTGATCGTCGAATCTATCGAGCTGGCCAAACGCTGTGACGTGAGCCCGATCACTTGGGCAGAAACGCCCACTACTTGGGCATCTGCCTGGCAGGTGGTCGGCGATGCTCGGTGACCGCCTGATCGCCACCGGTGGCGCCAAGTTGGTCGGCGCGCTGGCTGTCGCATGCCTGGTGCTGGCCGCGCTGTTGGTGCTGTCGGTGTTCGTGAACTACCAGCAATTCCGCGGCACGGCGCGAGTGGCGCTGGATCTGAGCACCAAGCTGGCGGCATCGGAGGCGCATGGCGCCGCGCAGATCGGCATCTGTGCTGAGACGAATGCGCGCGTCAACACCACGGTCGGCTTGCTGGGCGATGAGCTGCACGCGTGTCGCGGTGAGCACCAGCGGATTGACCAGGTGTACCAGCAGGCGCTGCGCCAGCGGGACCGCGCGCGGAAGGCCGCGGAGGGCGAGCGCGCGATGCGCGAAGAAGTGATCCGGAGGATCTATGAAACGAAATCTGACTGTAGGGCTTGGGCTGATGCTGCTGTGTGCCGCGCTCTCTCTGACGAGTTGCTCGGCACTGCGCCCGCAGATCCAGCTCGCTGAGCCGCAGATCGTCCGCGTGCCGGGGCCGACGCAGTACGTGGCGGTGCCGGCCGAACTGACCGAACCGACGCCGCACGCGGCGAAGCCGGCGCCGCTGTGCGTCGACGCCGAGGGCAACGCCGTGATCTGCAACCGCCAGCTTGAGGCGCTCTGCCGTGCTGAGTCCGAGCAGCTGGATTCCTGCAATGCGGACAAGTCCGCGATTGCCACGCTGCCAGCGAGTGAGCCGCAGCAGTGAACATTGTTGATCGCGCCCAGCGACAGGAACAGGTCACGCGGGATGACTGCATCGACCTGGCGCGCGCCAACGCGGCCGCGCTGATGGTTCCCAGCGGCGTCACCCATTGCGAGCGCTGCGGCGAGTCGATTCCGGGTGGTCGCCTGCAGGTGATTCCGGCCGCGCGGCATTGCACGCCGTGCGCGGCCATCGAGGGGGCGCCGTGAGCCAGAGCGCGCGCCTCGACCGCGACCTGCGCCAGGGCGCGACGTTTGACCTGGTGCTGCGGGCGTACAACCCGGCGGCGCCGGATGGCGACGGGCTGCCGCGCAGCGCGGTCGGCCTGGTGGTGCACTTCCAGATCCGCACCGAGGAGCGCGACGACGCCACGCTGCTGGCGCAGGCGAGCACTGTGGATGGTCGCGTCACCACCGACGCCGACGGCTGGATCCGGATTCGGGTGCCGAACACGGTGACCGAGGACCTGCCGCTCAACGGCCGGCCGCGCCAGTGGTGGTACGACGTGCGCATCAGCGAGGCTGGCGATACCGAGCCGGTGCGCTACTGGATCTACGGCGCGATCAACGCGCGCCCCCGAGTAACCAAGGTGCCGGCATGAGTGGGCTTGAGGTCAGGGTTGTCGACAACGTCGTTGTGGTGGCCGAGGGATTCGGGCCGGCTGGGCCGCAGGGCGCTGGCGTGCCCGTTGGCGGGACCACCGGTCAGGTGCTGGCGAAGGTCAGCAACGCCGACAACGACACCGCTTGGCAGGACCAGTCTGGTGGCGTTGGTGCGGCGGTGCTGTACACCGCGCAGACGCTGACGGCGCCGCAGCAAACCCAGGGCCGGTCGAACATCGACGCGGAGCAGGCTGGCGCGGCGGTGGATGCGGTTGCGGCGCACGCCGGTGCCACCGATCCGCACGGCGATCGCGCGTTCGCGACCGCAGCAGATGCGACGCATGTTGCGGCGTCCGACCCTCACGGCGATCGCGCCTTCGCCACCGCGGCCGACGCGGCGCACGCGGCCGCCGCCGGCGCGCATCCGATCAGTGGTGTGGACGGACTGTCTGCGGCCCTGGCACTCCTCGCGCCGCTGCTGTCGCCGGCGCTGGCCGGCACGCCGACCACGCCGACCGCGACTGCGGGCACGTCTACCACGCAGATCGCATCGACCGAGTTCGTGGCTGCCGCCATTGCCGCGCTGCTCAACAGCGCACCCGGCGCACTCGATACGCTCGATGAGCTGGCGGCGGCGCTGGGTGATGACCCGAATTTCGCCACGACGATCACCAACGCGCTGGCGGGCAAACTGGCCAAGGCCTCCAACCTGTCCGACCTGGTCGACGCTGCGGCGGCGCGCGGCAACCTGGGTGCCGGCACTGTTGGCGGTCAGGTGTTTGTGGCTGCGACGGCGGCGGCGATTCGCACGCTGCTCGAGCTCGGGACCGCAGCCACTACGGCCGCCACCGCATACGCGACGGCAGCTCAAGGCGCGACGGCGGATACCGCAGTGCAGCCTGCGCGCAGCGTCAGCACTCAGCACTCACTGAGCGGCGGCGGCGATATGACGGCCGATCGCACGCTGGCGCTGGTCAACGACACAGCGAGCCCAGGGGCGAACAAGACCTACGGTACCGACGCAGGCGGAGTGCGCGGGTGGAAGGACGATCCAGCGGGTGGTGGTGGCGCCTCAAACCTGCTGCCGATCGACGCGAATGAATGGATTCCGCGAGTCACGTCGGGCGCAGGCATCCACGGTTCGGAAACCGGCACAAACAAAGTCAACGTTGATCAGTTGGCCTTCGACCCGGGTAGCGCCGAATACGCTCACTATTGGACCTGGTGGCCCGCCGGTTACACCGCGCTGCGGATTGCCGACATTGCCTGGGACGCGGTGGCAGGCACCCCCGGACAAGGCGTTCGCTTTGAGCTCTCGGCGATCTGTTTCGGCGACGGCGATTCGCGCGATCTGGCCGTAGGCACGGCACAAGGCGTCAGCGATGTGCTAGTCGCGATCGGCAATGAACACCGCACTGGACCATCGGCGACCATCACACCAGCAGGAACAGTCGCAGCAGGTGCGCGCGTGCTTTTGCAAATATCGCGTCAGCCAGGTCACGGAGATGATGGCGTGTCCGGCGACGTGCTCTTGAATTCGGTCCTGATCGAGTGGGTGGCGTGATGGGTAGGCGGATGCGGCATCTGAAGCCGAGGGAGATTCAGGGGTGCGATATTGGGTTTGACTTTTCTAAGCCGGAGACGCTGTTCGACGCAACAACCGCCGGCACCCCTGTTTCTGCGGATGGGGGAATTGCGCGTGCTGAGGATGTGAGTGGGGGTGCAAACCACGTTACACAAAGTACCGCAGGCTCCCAACCTCAAAGGAAAGTCAAGTACGCGAACGGGATGGATGTCGCCCTGTTTGACGGAACAGCAGACTACCTGATGGGAGGGGATGTCGCAGACCTCCTCGATAAGCCGGTGGAGATTCTAGTGGTCGTCCACCGCACCGGGGGTAACGCGGCAATTCAGGGGTTTTTCGGCAAAAGCCGTGCAGCGCATCAAGCCGGTAGGTTTGGAATCGTTGTTCAGGGGGTAGATGCTCTTAACCTGACAAAGACCGAGGCGGGAACGTTTGACGCGCATGTGAATACATCAGGCAGCGGGGGAACATCTACAAACCTTCAGGTTCTTCACGGTCACGGCGGTAGAGACACGGGAGCAAATCAGGCTACCGGATTTCTTAGGCGCAACGGGGTGCAGATTGGGGCCATTGCATCCCCGAGGACAGACACCGGAGCCAGCGTGGACACAACCAACCTTGTGATGGTGGGGGCACTACAGTCCACTACTGGTGGGGCGCCTCCATACATCGGCTCTTATCTTACCGGGTATATCGGGGAGTGCGCGAAGTGGAGTGTTGCGTTTTCTACGGCACTACGGCTGAGACTAGAGCACTCTCGCCAGCGCAAATGGAGAATCAACGGATGATCCTGGACTTCGCAGGTCAGCCCCCGCGGAACACTGACGACCCAGACGTTGTTGCGACGCTAACCCGGAAGGGCTGGATCGCTCGCCCGGAGCCGCCGGATTACGATGCGCAAACAGAAAGCCTCTCCTGGGACGGCTCCCAGTGGGTCGTGGCTGCGCTGCCACCGCCGCCGGTCCCCGAGTCCCTGCCGCGCCACATCGCCGAAGAGGTGCTGCTCAGCCACTCGCACCCAGTTCACGGCACACAGTGGGACGCCGTGCTCGCGCTGGTTGCATCGCTGCCCGCTGATCAGCGCCGCATCTTCGAAGCCCGCCTCAACGCGCCATCGATCCGGCGAGCGTCGACCACCGTCGCTAGCATCGCCGCAGGCCTCGGCTGGTCCGACGACTGGATCGACGATCGATTCCGCGAGGGCGCGGTGCTGGAGCAGACCGTCTGATGTCAGCCCCATCCACCCTCTACATCATCATCGCCGTGCTCATCGCGGCGCAGCTGGCGACAACTGCGCTGGCCGCGTGGCTCTGGGCGCGGGTTACGGTAATGCCAACCCACGCGGATCTGGACGGATTGCGGCTCGATATTCGGGCGACCACGGCGCGTGTGGGCGATCTGGCTACCACTGTGGCCGGGCTTGATGCGACGGCCGAGCAGACGCTGGAGAGTGTCCGCGTGATTCAGAGCTACCTCATGGAGCATGCCCGATGAACTTCGATGCGCATGTGCGCGAGCACCGGCGGTTGGTGATTCTGCGGTGTCTGGCGGAGATTGCTGCTCAGCGCGCGAACACGGCGGTTCTTGCCGACGGGTGCAACCACTTCGGAATTACCTCTACGCGGGACGACGTACGCACGGATGTGGCCTGGCTGCGCGATCAGGGGCTGGTGCGCACGGATGATCTGACGTCGACGGTGCAGCTGGTGATCATCACGGAGCGCGGCGTCGACGTGGCCGATGGGCGGGCCGTTGTGCCTGGCGTTCGTCGGCCGAGCCCGCGGTGATGGGGCGCCGTAGCAAGGTCAAAGACGCGCCTGATCCGATCCGCTCGGAGATCGAGCGGATGCTGCGCGCGGACAAGTTCAGTCTGGACGAGATGCGCGATCTGTTGATCCGGCAGTTCCCGGATCTGGCGGACAAGATTCCGACACGCAGTTCGCTCGGCCGGTACCGCCAGTCGATGGGCCAGATGCTGGGGCGCATGCGCGATATCGATTCCGCGGCGCGCGTGGTGGTGGCTGAGCTCGGCGAGAACCCGGACGAGCGCGCGGGTGCGCTGCTGACGCAGACCATCACGGCGCTCGCCACGCATGCGGCGCTGAAGGCCGGGGAGAACGAGGACGGCGCGTCGATCGGCGAGGTCAAGGATCTGGCGCGGGCGGCGAAGAACGTGATGGACGCGCGGCGCGTTGGCCTCAAGGAACGCCAGGAGATCGAGGCCGCAGCGCGGGACAAGCTCAAGCGCGAACAGCAGGCGAAGCTGGGCGACATGGCCAAGCACGGCACGATCTCCCAGGACACGCTCGATCGCATCCGCCGCGAGGTCTACGGGATCGGCGTATGAGTCACCCGGCGATCCAGCTCTATGGCTACCAGCAGCGCTACTTGCTCGACAAGGCGCGCTTTAAGATCGCCATGTTCGCGCGCCAGACCGGCAAGTCGTTCACGACGACGCTGGAGGTGGTCGACGACGTCTTCCAGGCGATGGCGGACGGCCGACGCGAGCGCTGGGTTATCTTGTCCCGCGGCGAGCGGCAGGCCCGCGAGGCCTTTCGCGAGGGCGTAATGCGCCACGCGCAGGCGTACGACCTCGGTGCGCGCGAGATCGAATCGGAGTACCGCGGAGACGAGGGTACCTACAACCAGTTGGAGGCCGAGTTTCCTGGCGGCAGCCGCATCATTGCGCTGCCGGCGAACCCGGACACGGCGCGCGGCTACTCCGCCAACGTGTTCCTGGATGAGTTCGCGATCCACCAGGACAGCCGCGAGATCTGGGGTGCGCTGTTCCCGGTGATTAGCGCGGGCTACCGCATCCGCATTGCGAGTACTCCGAAGGGCCGCAAGAACAAGTTCTACGAGTTGTGGACCACCGACAAGGGTGCGTGGAGTCGCCACCAGGTGGACATCCACCAGGCGGTGGCCGATGGCCTGCCGCGCAACATCGACGAGCTGCACGAGAACCTGGGCGACGAGGAACTGTGGCGGCAGGAGTTCCTGCTGGAGTTCATCGACGAGGCCACGGCCTATCTGCCTTGGGATCTGATCAACAGCTGCGAGCACGTGCTGGCCGGCGATCCGGATCGGTACGAGGGTGGCGAGTGCGTGGTGGGCGTCGACATTGGCCGGCACAAGGATCTGTTCGTGATCCAGGTGCTGGAGGCCGTTGGCGACGTCTGGTGGCATCGCGAGGAGATCGCCCTGCAGCGCGCCAGCTTTGCGCAGCAGGATGAAGCGCTCGACCAGATCATGACCCGCTACAACGTGTCGCTGTGCCAGATGGACAAGACCGGCATCGGTGAGAAGCCGGTCGAGGATGCACAGCGCCGCTACGGTGCGCGTGTCCAGGGCGTGCAGTTCAGCCAGGCCAGCAAGCTGCGGATGGCCAGCGCCAGCAAGCGCGCGTTCGAGGATCGCCGTGTGCGCATCCCGAGCGGTCACGACGATCTGCGCAACGACCTGCACAAGATCAAGCGCGAGCCGGGCACGGGCGAGACGCCGAGGTTCACGGCCGACCGCGATGCCGGTGGCCATGCTGACCGCGCCTGGTCAATGTTTCTGGCGCTCGATGCCGCGATGGCACCGCGCCAGGCGGCGGCCGGCACAACCGTTCCACCGACCGCGGGCGGGTTCAGCCCAAGTCGCGGCAACCGCGCATCCGAGGGGATGTTCGGCCGAATCAAAGAACGACCGCGCCAGCGGCCACAGGAGCGCGCGCAGCGCGCTGGGGCTATCTCGGCACGCCAAGGCACACAAACGCGCACACAGAGCGGTCCGGAACGGTCCGGAGAGGGCTAAACATGGGTCTGATGAGTTCAATCCTTTCGTTTGTCGGGATCGGCCGCATGGCCGAGGCCGCTGGCGCGTCGATCGATGCTGACGACGATCAATGGCGGCGGCTGTCGTCGGACGCAAATCGCGACCTCGCGCCGATGACTCAGGCGCGCATGCAGAAGCTGGCGATGTACCTGTGGGAGCGCAACGGCCTGGCCAATCGCCTGGTCGAGTTGCCGATCGCGTACATGCTCGGCAAGGGCTGCCGCGCGGTGGTCGATGATCCGGCTGCGCAAGAGATCCTGAACCGGCACTGGAACGACGGCCTGAACTGCTGGGACCTGAAGCTGCAGAAGCGTGCGCGGGAGTTGTCGATCTTCGGCGAGCAGTGCTGGCCGGTGTTTCGCAATGCCGCGACGGGGTTTGTGCGATTCGGGTATCTGGATCCGGCGCTGATCGACACCGTCATCCCCGATCCGGACAACATCGAGCAGCCGATCGGCGTGCGCACGGTGGCCGATGCCAACGGTAACAAGCGGACGTTCCGGGTGATCGTCAACGTACGCGAAACTGCCTTCGGCCGCGCTGCGCGATCGATGCGTGCGCAAATGACCGACGGCGAGTGCCTTTTCTCCAGGGTGAACGACCTTTCCGCCGGGCTGAGGGGGCGCAGCGATCTGCTGCCGCTGTGCGATTGGCTGGATGCCTACGACGAGTTCCTCTACGGCGAGCTTGACCGCGCGGATCATCTGCGCAACTACGTCTGGGACGTGACGCTGAAGGGTGCGGGTCCGGACGCGGTGGCTGAGCGCGCGAAAGAGATCACGGCGCCGGCACCGAACTCGGTGCGCGTGCACAACGACAGCGAGACCTGGGCGGCCGTGTCGCCGAGCCTCGCGACCTACGAAGCAGCGGCTGGCGCGAAGCTGTTTCGCAACCACATCCTCGGCAGCCGGACGTTGCCGCCGACGTGGTTTGCCGATGGCGAGGACGCGAACAAGAGCAACAGCCAGGGCATGGCGGAGCCGACCGAGCGCGTGCTTGAGTCGCGCCAGACCTACCTCGGGTTCGTGATCGCCGAGACCATGCGCTACGTGCTGCGCTCGGCGTGGAATGTGATCGAGCGCGATCCGACGGAGCAGCAGCAGAAGATCCTCGACTCGGTGCGCGTCGACTGGCCGGCGCTGACGGCCAAGGACACCACGAAGTACGCGAGCGCGTTCCAGCAGACGGTGTCCGCTGGTGTGCAGGCGATCAACGAAGGGCTGTTCACACGCGAGACGGTGGTTGCGCTCCTGGCGTCGCTGGCAGCGCAGCTTGGCGTCGACATCGATGTCGACGAGGAGCTGAAGAACGCGCAGCAGCAGAAGTCGGATGCTGGCGACGATCCGGGGCGATTTGAGCCGGCTGTGGTGGATGCATCGGTGGTCGACGGCGTGGCGGAGTGATGCGGCGTGACACCGATCGAAGCCTATCGCGCCGAGATTCGCCGTCAGTTGGCCGCGCTGCCGCGGTTGCAGAAGCGGGCGGTCGACCAGGTGCTGGCCGAGCTGGAGACTGCGCGCGCGACGATCCTTGCCGAGCTGCAGACGGCGCTGAGTGATTCACGACGCACGGCGCGCACGCGGCTGCTGGCTGAGGTGGAGCGGCAGATCACCGCCTGGTCGAAGGGCGCCGCGCAGATTGCCAACATGGCAGCCGGCGCTGCGTGGGAGGCAGGCATGCAAATGGTCAGCGCGCCGCTGGCAGCCGGCGGGCTTAATGTCACGGTTGGAACGCGGATCAATCCTCGCGCCCTGGCCAGCGTGCAAAGCCTGCTGACGGATCGAATCGCGGGTGCTGGTCGCGAGGCGATCGGGCGGATCAATTCGGTGATCAGCCAGACGTTGATCGGCACCACGGCGCAGGCGGACGCGATTACCCAGGTGTCGGAGATTCTCGGGGCACCGCGGCGACGGGCGCAGACGATTATCTACACCGAGGTCGGCCGGGCGCATGCGATGGCGACACATGCGGCGATGATCGAGGCGGCGCCGCAAGTGCCTGGTCTACGCAAGCGCTGGCTGAAGAGCGGGAAGATTCATCCGCGGGTTGATCATGTTCGCGCGCACAACCAGATTGTTCTGGCTGCAGAGCCATTTGTGGTTGCAGGCGAGCGGTTGATGCACCCGCGTGATCCGAACGGCACCGCCGGCAATACGATCAACTGCGGGTGTATGTCGATTCCGGTGGTTAACGGATCAACACTCGGCGCGAGCACCGTGCGAATCGACCGCGGCACGGGTGAAATGACTTTGGAGCGGCGGCAGGAATTGACGCCGGCCGAGATAGCGATTGGTGCGACGGTTGACCAGGCGCGGGAAGCGGGGTTAATCGTTACTCGCGCTGGTCCTGGCTGAGTTGCGCTATCCGATTTTCCGAAGTGCGTTGGTTAAGTCCTGAACCTGCTGCTCAAGATCACGGAAACGTTGTGCGTCGGCAGCATCTCCGTTATCTAGTCGATTGGTCAGCTCAGTTACCTTCGCTTCCAGGTCTTCAATTCTGGCGATAGGATCGAATGAGGGGTTGTCGCCCTTTTGCATCGTGATAGGCATAGCTTGGTTCTCCGTCTGAAAGACTGATTCTAGCCTTCGGCCCCCTCTTCGACGCGCGTCACAAGACCCGCAGCACCCATCTGATTGAACCTGCGCCTCGACTCGCAATGTCCACGTCGAGAGAGCAGGTAAATGTCCAAGCCGAGCCCCGCCAAGAATCCCTCTACGCCTGCTGCGCCTCCTGGCGCGGCCAACCAGTCCAGCCAGGTCGGGGCCGGAAAGCAACCCGCGGGCGGCTTGTCCCCGCCCGCGGGCTCTGCGTCGAATCTCAGTAAGCCGAAGCCGGGTGATGTTCAGACCGGGACGCAGGCACGGCCGGACGGGGAGCCGCCGGCCGGGCCCGCACGCAAGGCGGCTCGCAAACCGAAAGTGCACCCGCGAGCGGCCGAGGCTGACATTCCGGCCGCCGTCCTGACCGCTGCCTGCAGCGACACCGACTTCACCGACGTGCTCGGCGCGCGGCGATATCCGGACCGTTGGGTGTTGGTCCTGATGAGCGCTACCGCGGTCCGCAAGATCGAGGTGCCGGATGAAGCGTAACAGCCTCTCCGTAGCACTGATCATCGGCCTGACGGCGTTTTCGCTCTCGTGCGACGAAGGCATCATCGAAGGGCGGTTCGCTGAGGCCGACGCGGCCACTGAAGGTCCGCTCATCGAAGCCAAGCTCAGCTTCGAACTCACCACCAATCTGCTCCAAGCCGCGCTTCGCGCGCACTACGGCCTGGGCAAGGACGAATGGGTGTGGCCGGAGTCGGTGTATGCCGACTCTGTCATCGTCCGTCGCAACGGCAAGCTCTACCAGTTCGCCTACACGATCAGCGACTCCAACGACGTGGCGCTCGGCGCCGCGCAAGAAGTGGTGATGGAGCCGGTGCCGATCGCTGGCCAGCTGGTCGAGGCGGTCAAGAGCACCGACGAGAAGCCAGCCAACCGCTTCGTGATTCGCGTCATCCGTTCCGGGCTCTCGCTCAACGGTGTCGACTATCCGTCCGCGGTGCTGCGCGAATGCGCGCCGCTGTTCAACGGCGTGCGCGTCTACGCGGTCAGCGATATCGAGCACATCAACGGCGGCGACGCCAAGCGCGATGCCGCGAAGATCGTCGGGCGCCTGTCGAACTCGCGCTTCGTCGAATCCGCCCTGGGCGGCGAGGTGCTGGCCGATCTGACGGTCATCGAGTCGACCGGCTGGGCGGATCGTTTCCGCGAAGCGATCGACTCGGGGATTCCGGACACCTACGGCTTCTCGATCGATGCGACCGGCGAGTGGAAGAAGGCCGGCCGTTACCGTGAGGCGAAAGCCATTCGCAAAGTGACCTCTGTCGACGTCGTCGCCGAACCCGGCGCTGGCGGGCAGCTCATTCGGCTTGTTGAAGCCGTGCAACACAACCCCCGTTCGAACTCGGAGAGTCTCATGGACCGTGAGCAGATGCTCGACCTGCTGAAGAAGATCAACCCCCAGCGGGCCGCTGCGCTCGCCTCTGCCGCCGATGACCAGGTCGCTGGTGCGTTCCGCGAAGCGGTCGAAAGCCAGGCCGCGGTCAGTGGTTCCGGAAACGCTGACCTGGCCGAACAGATTCGCATGGTCGAGGCGCGCAGCACTGCTCGCGCGGCGATCGCGGCCAGTGGCCTGCCGGCGCCGGCTGTGGAGCGGCTTCAGGCCGACTTCGCCGGCCGCACGCGGTTTGCCGAATCCGACGTGGCCGCCGCGATCGATGCCGAACGCACCTACCTTTCTCGCTTTGTCGAGACGCCGATCACTGGCCTCGGTCAGGGCTCGGTACAAGCCGGACAGGATCGCGCGGACAAGGTCAAGCAGCAGCTGGACGATCTGTTCGATCCGTCGAAGCGGCCGGGCTCGTTCCGCGAGGCGTACATCGACATCACCGGCGATCGCGGCGTGTCCGGCATGCTTGCTCACTGCAATCGCACCCGTCTGGCCGAAGCGCTGGGTGGCAGCCGGTTCGCCGAGGCGATCAGCGCCAGCACGTTCGGTGAGGTGCTCGGCGATTCGATCACCCGGGCGATGGTCCGCGACTACGCCCAGAGCAACATGTGGGACGACTGGCGCGATCTGGTGGACGTGGTGCCGGTCAGCGACTTCCGCACTCAGCGCCGCACGCGAATGGGTGGCTACGGCAACCTGCCGGCAGTGGCCGAGAATGGTGCCTATGCCGCGCTGACCTCGCCGGCTGACGAGGAAGCGACCTACGCGGCCACCAAGCGCGGCGGCGTCGAGACGATCTCCCTGGAGGCGATCGCCAACGACGACGTGGGCGCTATCCGGCGCCTGCCAGTCAAGTTGGCTCAGGCGGCCAAGCAGACGCTGTATCGCTTCGTGCTGGACTTCATGGCCACGAATGCTGCGATCTACGACACCGTCGCTCTGGCGCATGCCACGCACGCCAACCTGGGCGCCACCGCGCTGTCGGCGGTTACCTTTGCAGCTGCGCGCCTGGCGATGCTGAAGCAGGCGGAGGCCGGCAGCAGCGAGCGCGTGGGTCTGGTTGCCCGTCACCTGTACGTGCCGACCGATCTGGAGGAGACCGCGTTCGACCTGTTCGTCCGAACGACGAACAACGACGAGAGCTTCACCCAGAGCCGCAAGCCGAAGGTGCACGTCGTGCCCTACTGGACCGACGTCAACAACTGGTGGCTCACTGCCGACAAGGCATCCGTGCCGCTGATCGAGCTCGGCTTCTACGGTGGCCGCGAGGAGCCGGAGCTGTTCGTGCAGGACAACCCCACGCAGGGGTCGCTCTTCAGCAACGACCAGATCAAGTACAAGATCCGGCACATCTACAGCGGCGCGGTGCTCGACTACCGCGGCTTCTACGGCGCGGTAGTCGCCTAAGCGGTAAAGGCGCCCCAAGGATGGGGCGCCGATTCCGACCTGACCGCCATGAGCCTTGCCGCCTACCAAGACGTGATCGCCGACCTGGTCCGAGACCGGGACGAGCTGATCTCGCCTGCGCAACGCGACCAGGCGTTGCAGACGGCAGTGCTCCGCTACTCCGAACATCGTCCGCTGGTGCTGGTCCAGGACGTTACCAGCGCCGGTGGCCGGCGTCTGACGCTGCCGACAAGTTGGCAGAACGGGCGCAGTCGGACGGTGTCTCTCGAATACCCGGCCGGCGAAGTGCCGCCGACGTACATCGAGTCCGGCACTTGGCAGCTTTACCAGGGCACCGCTTCATCCGAGCTGCATCTGCCACTGACGCTGTCTGCTGGCGAAGTGGTCCGGGTGACTTTCACGCGCGGCCACACGCTCGACGCCGACGAGGACACGATTCCTGCTGCGGATGCGCGGGCGGTTGCAAACATGGCGGCGAGCGACCTATGCGGCCAGATGGCGCGCTACTACGGCCAAGAGGCCGAGTCGTCGATCAGCGCTGATGCCGTCGATCGCAAGAGCAAGGCCGACACCTACCGGATGTTCGAACGCGACTTGCGAACAGCCTATTTCTCGCACCTTGGTATCGCTGATCGCGAGTCGCGGCCGGCCGGTACCACCGTGGCACCGCTGCGCCCGAAAGAGCGCGAGCGGTTGTTCGGGAGGCGCCGCTGATGCGCCTGTTCATCGACTTCACTCCGCTGGAAATCGGCATCGACCGGATCACCAGCGCGATGCGTGCGCGGATGCCGGCCGAGCTGGAGATTGCCGCCCTCGAGGGCAGCCTGCTTGTACAGGGCGAGCTCATGCAGGCGCTGCCCAAGGGTGCCGGCGGCATCGGTGGCGGCGCTGGGCTTGCGGCGAGTGTTTCGTTTGGCGTTGACCGGACGGCCACCGGTGCGGTTGCCGAGATCGGCACACCGCTCGAATACGCCGAGAACGTTGAGTACGGCACTCGTCCGCATCGGCCGCCAGTGCAGCCGATTCAGGACTGGGTCCAGATCAAGCTGGGCATTTCCGGTGCGGCTGGTTTGTCGGTAGCGCATGCCATCGCCACCAGTATCGGCAAGAAAGGCACCAAGGCTCAGCCGGTTTGGGAGCCGACGTTTACCCGAGTTCAACCGCAACTGCGCGCAAACGTCGCGGCGGCCATGCAACGCGTCATGAGTGTCAATCCATGAGCCTCGACATCAAACCCGTTCGCGACGCGATTGTGGCCCAGCTGAAAACCGTTACCGGCGTGGGTGCAGTTAATGCCTTCGAGCCGTTGGCGACCAATCTCGATGCGCTCAAGCGCTATTACCTCGCGCCTGGCGCCAAGACCCTGCGCGGCTGGTATGTGCGCCGGCAGGCAACGCAGGAAGTGGGCGAGATCTACGAGCGCGGCGCGGAGTACTCGACCTGGCGGATTCAGGGCTACATCGCAGTGTCCGGCGATGGCGCGTCCGAAGCGGCCGCGCAAGACCTGGTCGAGACCATTCGCCAGGCGTTCCGCGCCGACTACAACCTGGGCGGGGTCGTTGAGTCCACTTCGGCGCCGAGCCAGCGCGGCGAGATCCACCTGCAGCTGCGCGAATTCACCACCGTGATGTTCTGCGACGTGCTCTGCCATTCGATCCGGCTGGAGCTGAGCACCGAGCGTTTCCTGCCTGTTGAGGAGCCCTGAAATGCGAGTCCGTAAAGATGAATCCGGCAACGTGATTGCCGTCGAGAACAAGACCGCCGCGCCGGAGTCCGGGCTGTATTGCGCTCGCGATGGCAAGGGCGTGCCGGTCTCCGAAGCGGGCAAGTTGCAGGACGGCGTGAAGCCAGCCCCTGCCAAGGCCGCTCGACGCACCGAAACCACGGCCCCGGCCGCCAAGCAGGAGTAACTGAGTCATGGCACTGAACAGCAAGAAGCGACTGCTGGCCGCGAAAGTGGAAGCCAGCTATGGCGTGGCTGAAACGTTGACGGGCGCCGAATGTGTGCTCACGAAGGGTCTGGACATCTCGCCGTTTGAGGGCGAGGCGCTCGATCGAGATCTTGACCGCCCGCAGTTTGGCGCCAGCGATCGCATCCACGTCGGCACCTATGTGGCTGTGACCTTCATGGTCGAGTTGCAGGGCTCCGGCGCGCTGGGCACAGCGCCGGCTTTCGGTGACCTGCTGCAGGGCTGCCACATGTTGGAGACCGTAGTCGCAGCGACGAGCGTGGAGTACACACCGGACTCGGACGATACGACCAGCGTCACGCTGCGCTTCAACCTCGACGGCATCGACCATCTGATTGTCGGCGCGATGGGGTCGTTCAAGGTCAAGATCGACGCCAATCAGATTCCCTACCTGGAATTCCGGTTTGTGGGTATCTACGCCGATCCGACGGCGACGGCCGCGTTGTCGCCCACCGGCTGGACGAGCTTTATCAAGCCGGAGCCGATCAGCTTCGCCGGCACGACAGCTTTTCAGTTCTACGGCATCACCACCGGGTGGCAGCTGCGCAACTTCGAACTCGACCAGGGCAACCAGGTGGAGTACTTCGAAGGTCCGGGTGAGCAGCTGGTGGACATTACCGATCGCGACGGAAAGGGCAGCCTGAGCACCCTTTTGCGCGCGGTCGGAACGTTCAACCCGTACGCGATTGCCAAAGCCAACACGACCGGCGCGCTGTTGATCACCCACGGGACCGTCGCCGCAAACCGCTGGCACCTTTCGGCACCCTCGGTGCAGATCCTCACGCCGAAGTACGGCGATGACCGCAACCGCGCGCTGATGCAGGTTGACCTTGCGTTTGTGCCGACGGCCACAGGTGATGACGACTTCAAGTTGAGGTTCGCGTCCGCTGCCGCGTGATCGGCCGCGCATTGAGTAGCTGAGTCGCACAGGGTCGCCGTCGTCATGACGGCGATCTCATTTCAACCACAGAGAGACCCGACCATGAGCAAGAAGCCCACCCAGAACACTCCGTTTGTCTTTGACACCGACGCCACCTTCCAGTGGCCGGTGGTGGTTCCCGTTCCGAGCAGCTCGAACCCGGGCCAGAAGGTCACGACCAAGTTCATTGCCGAGTTCCGCCACGTCTCGCAGGAGCGTCGCCTGGAGTTGCTGGGCGAACACCGGGAGGAGATGAAGCGCTACGCAGACGCGCCGGCCGATGAGCAGATCGAGGGTCTGTTCAACTTGTCGCAGCGCGTGCTCAACGAAGTCCTGGTCGGGTTCAAGGGCATCGTCGATCGCGACCAGGTTGCAGTGCCGTTCACTCCGGAGACAAAGGAGGGGCTGATTACCCACCAGATGGTGTGGCCGCGGATCTTCAAGGCCTACAACGAAGCAATCGGCACGCAGGACAGCCGGGGAAACTGATCGAGCTGGCCTGCATCTGGGCGACGGAGGAGGTACCGCCGAATGTCGATGACCAGTTGCGGGAGATGGAACAGCTGGGCGCCTCGCGCAAGGATCTCGACGCGGTGCGCCTGGCCTTCCTGGAACAGCTCGACCGGGACTGGCAACAGGCGGTGTATCGCAACGGCGCCTGGCGCACGCCGGCCGGCGAGTTACTCTCGATCGAGATCTTCCCCGAGAACCGCGGCGCCTGGCTGGTGTTCAAGGCGTGCGAGAGCCAGTGGGAAACACCTGGCGCAATGGGCGGCCGCTGGGCGCTGCCGTTCAACGCCGTCGAATCGGCGATGCGGATGATGGGGGTGCCTCGCGCCGCGCGCCCTGAGATGTTTGCCGCGGTGCGGGTGTTGATCGAGCACGCGCGGTCCAAGTTCATCGAGAGGCAGCCGAAGAAATGAACGAGTACCGCCTGGCCATCGTGATCGACGCCAACGGTCGCCCCGCAATCGAGGCGATCAACAAGGTGACCGGCGCCAGCCGGTCATTGGAAGGCGCGCAGCGTGGCGCTGCAGGCGGCGCGGATCGCCTGGCACAGAGCAGCAAACGTACCGAGACCGAGCTGCAGACTCTGGGCGCTACCGCACGTCGCGTGCAGGGCTTCCTGGTCGCGGTGTTCGGCGCCGCGGTGGTGCGCGACATCATCAACACAACGACGCGCATCGACGGCATGAAGCGCACGCTGGAAGGCGTGCTCGGCAGTGGCCAGGCGGCCGCTGCGGGAATCGCGTTCATCAGGAGCGAAGCGGATCGGCTGGGCGTGGCGTTCCAGCCGGCGCTGGATGGGTACACCAAGCTGGCGGCCGCGGCGCGCGGAACGAGTTTGGCGCCTCAGATCAACGAGCTGACAGGCGCTGTACTCCAGGCGGGTAGCGCGTTCAATTTGAGCGGCGAGCAGATCGGCGGCGCGATCACGGCGATCGAGCAGATGATCTCAAAGGGCACGGTCAGCGCTGAGGAACTGCGCGGCCAGCTCGGCGAGCGGATCCCGGGTGCCTTCGGGATTGCCGCGGCCGCGATGGGTAAGACGACGGCCGAGTTGAGCAAGATGCTGGAACAGGGTCAGGTCGTTGCAACCGACTTCCTGCCCAAGTTCGCCGCTGAACTGCAGCGATCGACTGCTGCTGCTTCCGCGCTCAACTCTGAAAGCCCAGCGGCTGAACTGAACCGCATCCGAAACGAGTTGGAAGGCATCGCCACAGATATCGGCGGCGGCATCTTCGAGGGGCTCGGAGACGGGCTGTCGGAGTTCAAGGATGCACTCGCCGGCATCAATGCCAAGGACCTCGGGCGCGATATCGGGGAGGCGATTGGAACGATCGTCAGGAACCTCGATATCGGTGTCGCGGCCTTGGCGGTGTTCGCAGGGGCCAAAGGCGTTGGCGCCGCGGTTGTCGCGCTGCAGGGCCTGGGGCTTATCGCTCGGACCGTGCCTCCAGCTATTGCTGCGGCCGGTGCGGCTTTTGTGGCGCTGAATGTGCCGGTAGTTGGGAGCACTGCGGCGATCTCCGCGTGGACGCGTGCCGCTGGTATTGCCACGACTGCCGGCCGCGGGCTTTTTGCTCTGATGGGTGGGTGGGTGGGGGTGCTTGCCGCCGCAGCCGGCGGTGTCTACTACTTATCTACAGCGCAGTCCGCTGCAGAAGTTACTGCGGACGCCTTACGCCAGTCGCTTGAGCAACTCAATGGCGCGACGCGTGAACAACAGCCAGCATTTGAACGCGCTACACGCGCGAAGCTGGAAGATGCGCGGGCGTCGATGGCGGCAGCCAAGGCAAGCCTCGCCCTGTACCAGGCTAAGCTGCTTGAAGCTCAGTCCAATACGGGCAGCAGTCGAGGAAGCCTCGAGTTGCGGGCGGGCGGCACGTTTGAGGCGATGCGCGGGATCGAGGCTGCGAATCGTGATATGTCCGCCTTGGTTCAGATTATCAACGAAGCAGCGGCCGCGCTCGATCGGCTCGACGGACGCGGGGGTGACTTCTGGAAGTCCTTCAACAAAGTCACGAGCATCAAGGAGGGCTTCAAGCTACTTGGGATCGAGCTTGGAAAGACTGAGGCGGGCACGGGCGGGCTTGCAGGGGCCGGTGCGGATGCCGCCAAGGAAGCCGAGAAGTACATTGATACGCTGCAGGAGCAGATCGCCACGTTGGGTCTCTCACGCGCAGAGCAGGTACGCTGGGAGGCGGCTCAAAAGGCGTCCAAGGCTGCAACGCAGAACCAATCCGCAGAGATTCTGAGGCTCGGCGAGGCGCTGGCCCGGAAGATCGAAGAAACCGAGGCTGCTACCGAGGCAGAGCGTGAGGCCACGAGGGCAGCGGATGACCTAGCCCATGCGAATGAGCGCTTGGACGCCGCGTACGCTACGTTGGTTGACCCCCTGCGCAACGTCGCCGAAGCACAGCGTGCTTTCAACCAGCTGCAGGCGGAGCTATTCCGTGAAGTGGGTGGCCCGCGTGCGCAGATCATGGCGCAGTACAAGGAAGACCTGCGGAT